GTTTTTGCTATGGCAATTTGTCCGGCGGTTGTTTCATCCCCGCCCCATACTTGCGCCCCAAATTCTTTTTCTAGCATTGCCAATACATTAAACGACGGCATTAATTGGGGCATTCCCCCATTTGACAAGTTTGTTATTTGAAATCTTGTCCCGTCCAAAAATTCAATTTGGTCTAATTGGGTTTGGGTCAATTCTACGCCGCTTTCGGCTGGCTTGCGGACTGCGGACGAGTTAGAATAACGTACTAAATGGGGATTGCTTTCATAGTCCCCCGTTATTTTTCCGGCATAGTCCGCAGCGGCGAAATAAGAAGTAACACCAAACGCAGCCGGAAATTTAAATTTTGGCATCCAAGCATAAAGCGGCTTTTCAATTGTTTCTGTTGTTCGCCAATAAGGAGACGGCGCCAAAAGGGAAAGCTGCACATTTTGGAAAACGCCGTCTGTCCGCTGATCTGCGCCGCCAAATTTGGGCAAATGTTCGCATACTGCTTGTATTGTAAATTCGCCGCTTTCATCCTCAAATACTAATGTAAGCAGCCCGTTTTTAGGATTAAATACGCGGCTTGTCTGCTGGCGCAGCTGGTTTAATTCCAGCGGACTAGCTGCCCGCAGCCGGATAATTAAATTTATATCTTTTGGCTCAAGAAAACTTTCCACATATTGCGCGCCGTCCTGCCGTATGCTTTCAATTAACACGGTGTCGGCTTCTGTGTCGGCGTACCCTTCAAAGCTCATTAAGTAAAACGGGGCTTGCCCTAAAAGAATGCTTTCATTGTCTGCGGTTGTCACTGATAAAGTTTTCATAGCTGCCCCCCTTAAATGGATTGCATTTCAATTGCTAATGCTCTATTTGCTTGTGTTAATTTTCGTTTGAATGCTTGCTCATTTTCGACGTTATTAAACTGAACATTTTGATTCACTGTTAAACCGCCGCTTTTTTCGCTCATTCCATACATAGCATTCATAAGCGGCTGCAGCTGCGGCAAGCTGAATAAATGCTCCATACTAGCAGCAACTTTTGGCTGCGCCTTGTGTATGCTTAGTGTGATAGGGTCTTCAAAATTTAATTTATCTAAATCCTTTAAAGCTCCCTCTTTCGCAGGGCTGGACGGCAAGAAATTGCGTATTTTGCTTGCAATGTCTGAAACGGCGCCCGTAACTACTCCAATGCCGTTTGTTATTCCGTCGGCAAGCGCCCGCATAAAATTGCCGCCTGCTTCCGAAAAGTAACCAACAATATTAGCCAATCCGTTATAACAAGCCGCGCCCAAATTTCCTAAAATGCGGACAACGCCGGATATGAGCGATTCCATAATATTTATTACGCCGTCTTTCATATTTCTTACAATGTTTCCTGCAGCGCGATTTGCTGCGGCAAAGTCGCCATTTATTAGAGCTGCTATCATTTTTACGGTATTCATAAAGATAGATAAAACCATTTGCGTTGCTGCTTTTATAACGTTCCATGCTGTAGAAACAACGGCGGAAATGATAGGAAAAACGCCTTTGAACAAAGCAAGGATAAAGCCAAGAATAGTCGAAATATCTTTCCAAATCTCTCCAAAAACTCTGCCTGTTGCCTGCATAATGCTTTCGCCGTTTTGCTGCCAAAATACGCGCAATTGGGTCATAATATCTTTCACAAATGCCCATACTTGCGTTAAGATCGGTTGAATGATATTTGTATAAATCCAATTCCAAGCAACGGCGGCTGCTTCTTTTATTGCGTTCCATGCTGCGATTACGCCGTTTTTAAAGGTTTCATTGTTATTCCATAAATACCATAATGCCGCCCCTACAATGACAAGCGCAGCGGCGACGGCTAGCGCTGTTATTCCAATACTTGCAAAAAGAGAGGAAACCGCAGCCAATGGGCGGGCAAATGTAAACATTAAAGCTCTTACGCCCATGATATAGTTACCCATTAAGCCCAGCGGAATAAGTAATAAGAAAATGCCTGTTGCAAGATACATGATAGAAAAAATAATGACTGTAATTGCAGGGTGTAAACTGTTTAGATAATTGAAAAATTGTCCTATTGCGGTTCCTGCTTTTACAATTGCGGTAAAAATATAGCCCCATACAGTTATAAAGGGTCTTAACGCGTCGCCCCATGTTGTCCTAAATTCCTCTATCGCTTCCCGCAGCGCTGGCACTTCTTTATATGCCGCTCTTGCAATAACTGTTGTTAATCCTACAAAAGCCGCTGCAGCCGCAATTGCTAAAATAGGCGTTGCTGCTAAATTTTGATTTAAGACTTTTGTAAATGTCTGCAGCTCTTTTGCTGTTGCCTGCGCCCCCAATGTTTCCAGCGCTAATTGTGCCGCGCTTCCGCTATTGGCAAAACGCTGCAGGGCTGCAGCTGCGGAAAGAGCGCCGCCCGTAAAGGCTGCAAATGCGGGGTTTGTCGCTTCATACACTTTTCTTAAATTCTCCGCGTGTGTTGTCGCGTTCATAAAATAGCCGGCTTGCTGTATAAACGACGCTGTTAATGCGCTGTTATTACTTAACATGGCGTCTGTTGCTTTTTTGTGTTCGGCTCCTAATTGCTGTACTTGCTCCATAAAAGCCGCGTTGCTCATTGCATTTGTTCGGCTGCTTCTTGCAAGCTCAATCATAGCAATTTCTGTTGCGTTAATTGCCTGTTTATAGGGCTGCATTTCGCGGGCTGCTTCTTTGAAAATTTTGTTTGTTTTGGTTAACTCTTTTTGTACTTCTTTAAAACCTCCCTGCGCTCCTTTGGGGTCTAGCTTTGTATCAATTTGAATCCGTCCATCCGGCATTGCTGGCGCCCCCTTTATTACGTTTTTAATTGCTCTGCAATTGCATTTAATTTGCGGCTCATTTCTTGCATTTTTTCGGCGTCGGTTCGTGTATCTGTAAGCGCATATACGCGTTTCATTTTTTGTATTTCTTTTCGATATTCGGCATTGTATTTTGTGGCTTTTGGTAATTTCATGGTACGAATATTAAGCACTTCTTTAAATTTGCTTTTGTCGTCCATATGCAAAAGCAGCTGCAAAAACTTTTTCCAATGTAGTTTCCCCTGTTGCTCAAATAAATCCATTTTGTAGGCGCGAAAAAAAGACGCGTAAATTATGCCCGCGTCCTGCGTGAAACAATACGTTTTTTTAGGGGTTTCGGCTGCAGGCTGATTTGCTGCGGGGGGGTTCTCCTCTGCGGGTTCTTCAAGATCAATTTCTAAAAACTCTTTCAAAATGAATTTAAACAAATTGAATTTAACTTCAATTGATTCATTTTGAATAGGTTTGTATTCGTTTATAATCATTTCTAATGCAATTTCTATTTTTTCTACATAATCAAATTCGTTGTCTTGCAATAATTCCAGCAGCCGCAATACATTATCAAAAGCAAGGCGGACGCTAAAAAAGCGCCCGTTGTACTCGAATTTATCTTCAAATTCCATTGTGAGTGTAAACATAGTTACGCCCGCTTTTTTGCTTTAATATATTTTGTTCGCTTTTCTTTGTTCATGGCTGCGGTTGCGTCGCGTATTTCTTCGCCTACAAAATGAAGCAGCTTTGCAATGTTATATAAAGAATTTCCGGCTTTTTCATATAGCTTGTCAAAAGCTCCGGCGCCAAAAATAACATTTATCATTTTTGAAATTATAGCTTTTTGCTTGTCTAGGGCTGCTATATTTTCTTCATAGGTCATTTCGTCCGCTTTAAGAGCTGCAAGCTGCTCCATTTCGGCATGAAAAGCAGAAAAGGCACTTTGATATGCTTTTAATTGCTCGTCCGCAAAATCAATTTTATAGACTTCTCCGGCAACCTCAATTTCTTGGTACGTTTGATCAAAAGTAAACTTTTTCATTTTGTTCCCTCCATATGATTACTTATTAAGCTGGCGCAGCTGTAAATGTTGGTTTTCCGTTAAAATGAATTTCTAACGAAAATTCTTGTTTCGCGCCTGCGTCCCCGCCTACGCCGTCAATTGTTGCAATGGTACAAGCTCCAACATATTTGGCGCCGTTTGGCAATGTCCAAGTTAATTCGGTTTCGCGGTTTGTTCCAAGCTCTAACGTTTTAGCAAAAATAAAATCTTGTGCCGCGTCTCCATAAACTCTATGACCGGAAAAAGAGAATGTAACTTGTCCGCCAATAACGGTTGTTGTCCCCCATCCGTCGCCGTCCATGTATTTTGATTGGTCTGTTTCTTCGTTGAAAGAAACCTCGAAATCTGTAATGCCCGCAGCTAGTCGCGCTAATGTCGGCGTTGTTGCTGGGGTCACATCAATGTCAAAAGTATGATCAAAGTTTAAAAGCATTCCTGTAGCTGGCATTTATTTAAACCCCTTTCTTTTCTAGTTGAGCGGCATATATTGCGGTGTAAATGTATTCGTCGTTATTTGTCTTTTGGACAAGGTTTGGCAAAACAGAAACATTAGACGTCACAAAATTAAAGCTGTTGTTGCCGCTGATAACGTTATCTTTTGTAAGTCCTTCCAAAAAATCCGTTATATCATCCAAAATGTTAACGGCGCGTTGTTGGTCTGCATCCTGTATCAATATCTGAAAAGCAACATGATATATGGCGCTCCCGTCCATATAGCGCGTTACAATCCCGCTTGAAACTGTCCGTATTGCCGCCGCGCTGCTGGCTGGCTCAAGCAAGCCAACTTTTAACGGGGCGTTTAGCTCTATATTTGTTTCAATTGCGTCCATAATTCGCGGTAAAAAGTCCATGCTTTCACCTCAAAAATTTTCGTTAAAAGTATGTTGCGCTATACGCTCCCAATCGGGCGCCCAGCGCGCTTTTGCTTCTTCAAACCATAAGCCCCGCGCGTTTGGGTTTTCGTCCTTTTGGAAGTCATATTGCGGGTTATAGTAAAGGCGCCGCGCGTATGGGGTATCCCATTGAATAAGCCCGCCGCCAATGTCAGACGCCCGCAGGCTGCTTTGCTCTAAATTGCCTGTATCTTTTGGAATGAAGTAATTGGAATCTTTTAATATTTGGGTATCTAGCGCGTATTGCGTCCGGTCTAATGCCCTTTGATAGTCCTTGTCTATGGCGTTTTGGTCATAATCTATATTGACTTTGTAATAGATCATGGGCGCGCCCCCTCAAACTAAAATTAATTCGTAATGGTGCGGGGTTTCTCCAAACGCATAAAAGGTTTGTACGTCGTTAATGGTGTAAACTTCATTGTCAAACGTAATTTTTGACTTGATTATGAAATTTTCCATTGTTGGCGTTGAATGTTCTGTATCGAAAAATAAAACAGCCCGCGCGCTGATCGCTTCCCGTATCGTGTCTTTTATCAAACCTTTTGCGGGTTGTACTCTAACATTTAAGAGCGCAACGGGGGCTGCAAATGTCTCCCCCCAGCGCTCATTGTTTAAAAATTCCTCATAAACTGCTTCATGAATTAATAAACTTTTGGGAATGGGTTTTATACTCATGTCATGCCCTCCGGCGGGTAGTAGCTGCGGGCGGGAATCCCAGCATATAACAAGCCTGTTGGCTTTAAGTATTCAATGACTGCTGGGGTTGTTCGTCCGTCGCTGCTTCCTTCTGCTGCAGCTCCGCCGCTATAGGAAAAGCTGCCAATTGAAACGTTTTGCGGCTCCGCGCCCCCGTTTTCGCCGTATTTGATCAAAAATTCCGTTTGGGCTGCTGTTGCCTTTCTTACTTGTTCCTGCACAAAAGGGGACAAGCCCGAAAAGCCCCCGCCGCTGAATGGAATTTTATAATTTGTGATTTGGTCTATAATGTCTGTTGCTCTCTCTAAAAAAACGGCAAGCGTTTCCGCGTCTGCCGTTTTTCCTTTGTATGTTTCGTTATAATAGGTTTCATCAATGTAAGCCATAAGCTAGCCCCTATTGATTGCGCTTACTGCGGCGCGCTGCTTTTTGCGTCGCTGCTGATTCTTCGCCCATTTCCGCGTTATAGTCCGCGTTTGGTGCTGAATGTGGCGCAATTTCGCCTGCAAATTCTTGTTCGTATGCTGCTTCTGTAGCTGCAGCATTTGCAGCATTGTTTGCGGCTGCTGCTGCTGCTCCTTGTGTTGGGGCTGGGCTGGCATCCGGTGCAATTTCGCCTGCAAATTCCATTGCCTGCGCTCCTGCTGGCGTTGAAACTGTCCCGTTATGTCCTACAACGGGTTGGCTGGCTCCTGCTGCTGCTGCTACGTCTGCAGGCGTTGCCCCTAGTTTCGCCGCTTCTGTTGGGGAAATTTCGCTCCCAAATTCAACATTTGTTAATGGATTGGCAGCATTGCGCGCAGCTGCTTGCGGCGTCATTTCTTCCGCAAATTCGGCATCATTTACCGTTTTTTTTTGGGAAACGGTTTTATACTGTCCGCTTCTGCCGTCGTATTTTACTTGCTCATACCCTTGTTCTAAGTAACGGTCTAATTCTCTTTCGTCAATTGTTAATACGCGATTGTCCTTTTTAACATTAATTAATGCCATGTGTTAAACCTCCCTTTTATTAAACTGCTGCCGTGTCTGCAGCAATTTGAATGCCTGCTGATTTGCGGTTAAATACGAAAACGTCCCAATAAAGGCGCTCATAGTATAAAAACTTTCCGCCTGTTGTTGCGCTCGGCTCGTCTAATGAAGCAAATTCATAGCGCATAGGGCTTAATACTGCGGACGGGTGAACAAGCATAGACGTAATTTGAACCGCTGCTCCGTCGGGAACCGCGCCGCTTGTAAAGTTATAAAGTGACTTCATGCGGACAGA